GAATCTATACTTCTATTATATCATATATAAAATATTTGTCAATCCATAAATGGTGGTTTAACTCTCATATCGTAATAGTGTGATATGTCCATAAACTCTTTACTTTTATACGGAGTATCTAAAGATTTGACTAATTTATTGACTATCTTTTCTAATTCTTTTATAGTCTTATCTCTAAATGTATAAGGTGCATAGTTTATTTCATCACTATTATAAATTGGATATGGATTCAACGCACCCTCTAGGCTTTTTAAAATTATATTTTTAGCCATTTGTTTTGGTGTATATCCGTCTTCGTTCACTTCCATTTTATTCGTTCCTTTCTATGTTATAATTTTCCTCGTATGCTTTTTCGATAGAATCATCTTTTGAATATCCTAAATTTAAATAAAATTCGTATAGTCTAATTAATCTATCGGTGTTCTTTTCTTCTTTAGGTTTTTTTAGTTCTTCATTTATTGTTTTCATATTTATATTATATCTTTTTTTTTAAAGTTTGTCAAGTGTAAATAAACCCTTGATTCTACTGTGTTTTCTACCAATCATACTTCCAATATAATATTATTAATATTGTATAAATTGTAGGTATAGATAGAAACGCAAGTAAAATTAAATATTCTTTTATATTTCTATTCATCTGAATCATGCCTTAAATACTGTATGTCATTTAATAAATCTTGTGTAGTCATACGCATTTTATCTAGTCTTGAATTATAAGACCTATCATATGTCATTTTATCATTATTCTCTTCTACTTGTTTTAAAAAGATTCGTATAAAATGTGTTATATGTAAATCTAATAAATCTATATACTCATCTTTACTTTTTGAATAGTGAGTAAATCCACTTTCCAATATGTCGTAAGGCGTTGCCCTTTTGTCAATTGTTGATTGTATTTCTAGTATGTCTTTAAGTTTCATTGTTTGTCCTTTCTATTCTGTACATATTCCTTGTTTAATTAAATCTCTAGCCATGCGACCAAAACTTCCTTGTAATGTCCACGCCATTCCCGTATCTATTAGATATTGCCACGCTTCTATTATTTTTGATTCATCATCGCATTCGATAAACCCCTCGCATATTCCCGTTGCTTCATATGGTGTCATTGTTTGTCCTTTCTATTATTTAATGATAACATATTATTTTTATTTAGTCAAGTACAAAACCGCTATAATCTTTTTTGGCTTGTCCCTTGGCTTTTAATCCGGCTATTACGTTGTTATCGTCTGTAAATCGTAGGTCCGTTTTATCAGCGTCAATAACTTTATAGCCCTTGTAAGTTTGGGGTAATTCATTTCTGAATACGGCTGATATGTTGCCACCCTTTAACAAGATATCAAACGCTTCTTTGTAATTGTCCTCGTTTAATGAATATGTTATATGGTAATTGCTAGGATATTCACCATTAACAAATTTCAAAGCCCTTTTATATATCTTGGTGTAGTCGTAAAATTGTACGTTTGGGAACGCTTCAAATATCCCCGTATTCTCAAATGCTATATCACTTGTACCATTTAAACGAATACAAGGAATAAATCCTTTTTTCTTGGCGTTGTTAACATGATTAGTTATTTCTTTTTTTAATTGGTCCATAAAAGATTGACGCTCTTGAATATACCACCTTGTTTTATTGATTCTGCCTTGTTGTACGTTGTTAAATGCACCATGTCCGGCAGTATATAAACACGCTTTTAAACATCCTTTACTTGCCATAGGACAAACATTAAAACCAGATTGTGAACCACTCGCAAGATATAAAATGGCAGTCATGTATCCGTCTTTTTGTCCCTTGACTGTCTTGGCGTTGTTGTCTCTATTTAATATATTCTTTGATTTAATAAATGGTAATTGTTGCATTGTTAATTATCCTTTCTTGTATCTGATATATTATTTACTTCTTTGAATATGTCAATAATTACTTTGTTGTTTTTAATACTGTTTAAAAACTTCTTAGATTTTCTTACATATTCTTTTGATAGGTCTTTATCATCATATATAAAATAATTTAATAAATCACTATGTTTACTTCTAATTTTAGCCATGTTATAAGGTCCTTTCTATAACTTTAAAAGTATATCCTAATGTTTTAATCCAATGAATATCTTTATCTGTTAGCGTTCTTTTTCCTGTAAGTATTGCGAATACTTCAGCTTTTTCACAGTAAGGATAGATAAAATCCTTGCCGTAATGGTTCTTAATAGTTACTTGTAGTTCGTTATTAATTGTTGTCATAATTATATTATAACCCTTTCTACTTGATAAATCAAGTTAAAAAGGGGACATATTGCCCCCCTTTTAAATTAACTTATTTAGTCGATATATTCCCAAGTTACATTGTTATCATCATCTATAACTTCTTGATATCTTGGTTGTCCGAATCCTTGCTCCTTGTCTAGTGTTTCCTGTAAATCGCTAATCTCTTCAAGTGATAATTCAACATCATTTTCCCATTTTTTTTCAATTAGCTTCTTTTCTTTTTTGTTAAGTATTGGCATTTTTTAGTCCTTTTCTCTTAGGTTATAACCCTAAGCAATAACCCTAATTAAAGGGCTATTGTTTAGATTTATTATTTAAGCGTTGTTGTCCTTTTCAGCTTGGACAAGTTCTTCGTTGTATTCGTACCAATGTCTAGACACTTCTAAATCTACTTCTTTGTTTGGTCTTTGGTCAATTACCTTGTCACCCTTTTTTACTTTTAAAAGGTCCTTATCGTCTTTTATTATTATAGTATTCATATTATATCCTATTCTTCTATACTTTAGGTATAGAGCCAAGCCCTATTGAAAGGGCTTAACTATATATCTATTAACCCGGATAATTGCCCTCCTGTTCGTCATGTATATCCTCAAGTTTATATACTAGATTAGAGAACATTTGCCAGACCTTTGTAGCTTCATCACTATCTTTTATAAATTTATCAGTCTGTTCTTGCATCTCCTCAAGTTCTTTTATTATCTTACTTAATGTAGGATTAATCATTATTACCTCTTTTCTTTTAATCATTAATAATTAATATAATGATGCTATTTTCAGATACAACAATTATTTTATGCCAAAGTGTCACACCTATAATGTTGATATACTTTAATAATACTTAGTTATCCACAATACCCCCTTTAATAATTAAAGCTTGATTTAATAATTCAAGATACATATTTACTTTGTTAGTATCATTAATAGCCATAGCCAATTTATGATTATGTAAGATTGCATTAATGATTGAGTTTATTATTGTTATATTATTCATACTTATATTAACGAAGCTTATTAAATTTTATTCCAAACTATTTTAAATTATTTTCCACCACCCTCAAAAATAAGGGGACACTATGCGAACATATGAAACTTAGCCAAGGCTAAACTTTTAATACTAGGCTAACATTATAGCTATAAACTTAGCCAAGGCTAAACTTTTAATACATGGGTAAATATGTTAGGAAAGGGTAAACGTACAAGGGGGGGTATATCTTTTTGAAAGTGTAATAGTTATTTGTTACTAGTCTATGGCTATATTTTAAAATGATGAAAGTAATATTTTATTATTCTATATATAGTATGCGTAATAATTTATTACACTATATATTGTGGTACTAGATGTAGTATGTTGCAGAAATGCAATACCATATATAGGGGTATGCATGTGGCAGGGGGGGTGCGTGGTGTATATATATACGTAGACAAGCTAAAAAATAGGGATAAGGTTTGAAAGTACATCTTCCACATATAGCACATAGTGTAAAACATACCTTTTATGGATTCTATATGTAAGGACCCCCGGCCCCTACAATATATATTGTACCAGTCTACAAGGATTTGTCAAGTAAAAAATAAAAAAATAAAAAAAATAATAAAAAACACTTGACACATCCTTGTAAGCCGGTATAATAGTAGGTATAGGCTGTAATATTCAATAGGCCACACTCACAGACATACACATTACAGGGCATCACGATGAATAGCCTATAAAAATAAACAAAATTATGAAAAAAAAGTCAACAGTAAACAAAGCAGGGAACTATACAAAGCCTACCATGCGTAAGGCTATGTTTAATCGCATCAAAGCAGGGTCAAAAGGTGGAAGACCGGGCCAATGGAGTGCGAGAAAGGCCCAACTATTAGCGTCATCTTATAAAAAAGCAGGTGGCGGGTACAAATAGTGGTAGCTTTTATTAAAAAAATTTTAGGTATATCTAAATTAGAGTATCAAGTCAGACAACTTCATAGAAAAAACTACTGGAGAGACAAGTATAGTGGTAGCAAAAGTAGAAACTATTAAAAAAAAGATTAAACAAGGAAAGAAACTAGGCTTTTCTGAACGAGCAAGAGCAGTAAACAAAGGATTATTACCTAGTAAAGCTAAAAAAAAGAAATAATTGGCATATTTAAACCATAACTTACCATCATTTAGTGCATATATTAGAAATGAGTACCTATATGACCATGAAAAAGGTCATGGTGAGTACACTTTTGCAGATATACATACAGTAAACAGCATAGAAAGAAGAGCATTGCTGTTTGAATGTTTATTACCTAATGGTGTAAACTGGACACGCAGACCTATCCATGCATTTTGTTGGAAAAAAGATGCACCCAAACATGATTTAAATATACATCAATACTGGGATTGCTTTTCACCCTATGTAGATGTTAATAGAAGAAATAGATTAGCTAATATGAGAGCAGAACTTGTAGATTATAAAGGTGTTAAAAGAAAAGGGACCTACATGTTTACAATAGACTGGGCATGGGAAAACAAAGCAGCCATGTTAGATACAAACTTTAGTGAAGACCCAGAACATAAATGTGCTCACATGTTTAGAATGGATGATGGTAACTTTTTTGCCTATCCCAACAATAGAACTATTTGGTATGATGATGCATTTATGGAAAAAAGACTAACAGAAAATCCGGGATACAAGATAGACCAAAACTTTTATACAGTAGAGAATACTAGAGAGGAAGACATTGTAACTGATGATTCATATATGACTCAGTTTGAACGCCCTTAGTGAAATTATTCTTTGACCATATTACTGGCAAACTAACTAACCACGATTTAATTTATTCTCTAGCTTTAGCTAACTTTGAAGAAAAAGAATATTGTCAAGCTTTTGAACAAGGATGGATTCCTTTATCATGGTATTACACAGACCTAGATAAACTAACTTGGATTAATGCTAGGAACACAAGATTACTTTTAAAAAAATTTACATTTAGTAAAAAACAAAGAAAGATATTAAGAAAGAAAGATATTACAGTTGAGGTATATAATAAATTAGATGATGCACTTTTCACTACTATTTCCAGTATTTATAAGAAATATATTAAGCATAAGAAGTTTCATGAAGAGAACTTTGAAGAAGAAAGCGAGTTCTTTAAAAAAGAAGACAACATTGATTGGAAATATTTTATCTACTATTTTAAAAATAGGCCGATAGCATTTACAGAAATTAAAGTATTTGATAGTAATCATGTATTGACAGGACAGTTTGCTTGGGATTATGAAAACCCAAAACTAGGTATGGGTACATATGCAACACTATATGAAATAGACTGGTCTATAAAAAATAAATGCAAAAAGTATTATTTAGCTTATGGGTATGAAAAATCAAATATATATAAATCTAGGTTTGATGGTTTTGAATTTTGGAATGGTAGAAGTTGGTTAAGTGATAAAACATTATATAAAAAACTTTGTGAATATGATACAGAAGTAAATACAATACAAGAACTAAATGCATATCAAAAAAAATATTTTACATTAAATGGCAAAACAACCTAAAGAAAAACAAGGTATAATACATATTCCTAAAAGAACTAGTATAGGAAATGGTAAAGTTAAAATGTCATCAATGAATAAACATAAACGTAGAGATTATAAAAAATATAATAGACAAGGAAAATAATGGCAGACCCTAGAGTAGGAACAGGAAAAAAACCAAAAGGTTCAGGTAGAAGATTATATACAGATGAGAATCCTAGAGATACAGTCAGAATTAAATATGCGACAACTGCGGATGCAAAGAATACTGTTCGTAAAGTTCGCAAGATTAATAAGCCGTATGCTAGGAAAGTTCAGATTCTTACTGTTATGGAACAACGAAGTAAGTTCGGGGGTAAACCACAACAGGCAGCAATCGCAAAAAGAGCAAAAATACAATTAAAGAAAAAACATGGCACTAGCAAAATCTCAAAGAAGTCTTAAATCATGGACAAAACAGAAGTGGCGAACAAAGTCTGGAAAGCCTTCTTCCAAGACGGGAGAGAGGTATCTACCAGAAAAAGCAATCAAGAGCCTGACATCTGCAGAATATGCGGCCACGACAAAAGCAAAAAGAGAAGGAACAAGAAAGGGCAAACAGTTTGTGAAGCAACCGAAGGGCATTGCAAAGAAGACTAGAGCATACAGGAGGGTATCATAATGATTAATAAAGTATGGAATAAATGGAACAATCTTAATAAGAAAGGTAAGATTGGTATTGGTATTGTAGCTGTAGCTGCAATATATTGGATAGTAACATGAACAATAATAAAATGAAAATGAATGGTAAGACCGATAACCGAAACAATCGGACTATGAACTTTGATATGAAAAAGGCAGACTTAAATAATGATGGTAAACTATCATCTTATGAAAAAACCAGAGGTATGGCTATTCAAAAAGCTATGAAAGGTAAAGCCTAATGGCATACGGAAGTAAAACAAAAAAACCAAAATCAAAAACAGTAATCATGGTTGCTGTAGGAAAATTAAAACCTAAAAAAAATGGCACTAAGCGAAACGGAAAAAAGAAAAAACTTTCTTAAAAAACATGGACTTAAAAGATTTAATTCTGCAATCAGGACCACTGAAGGTGGTAAGAAAGGTAAGGTCGGTATACTCGAAAACGGCAGACCAAGGCTTATTCGGTTCGGTGATGCTTCTATGGGTCACAACTATTCCCCAGAAGCTAGGAAGTCTTTTAAAGCAAGGCATGGAAAAAATATCGCAAAAGGTCCAACAAGTGCTGCGTACTGGGCAAACAAAGTTTTATGGTCAGGTAAAGGGGGTTCGAAGAAGTCTCCTCCAAAAAGTCAACGAGTTGTTAAAGGAGCCAGAGGTTAAACTATCTGGCAATGTTTTTAAAGCCAACAAAGGCGAAGAAACAGTAACACAAATAAAGTTTAAAAAAGATTAAAAAGTTTGACGATGCCTTCGGGGTCGTTGATATCTAGCTTAAAGCAAGGAGGTATACATGACTTTTACACTAGATAAATACATGCCCTATACAGTAGGGTTTGATAGATTCTTTGATACATTAGATATTGTAAGTAATACTGATGTCAAAGGATATCCACACTACAACATTAAAAAAATAAATGATGGGGAGTGGAAAATAGATTTTGCATTAGCAGGGTTTTCTAAAAAAGATATTAACATAAATGTTAAAGAAAACAAAATGACTGTTGATGGTGAAATAGAATCAAACAATGAAGATTATCTGTACAAAGGTATTTCTACTAAAAAGTTTTCTAAAACTTTTTCACTAGCAGAATACACAGAACCTACAGATGCAACAATGGAAAATGGTATTCTTACAATTACATTGAAACAAGAACTACCAGAAGAAAAAAAACCAAGGGCGATTAAAATAAAATAGTGCCAACATATTCTTATAAAAATAAGAAGACTGGTAAAGTCTGGGATGAGTATCTATCGTATGAAGATAGGACAAAGCCACTACGAAATAAAAATGTAGAGATGGTGATAACTGCACCCAGACTTGCCTTTATAGAACGTGGTGAACATAAACAACGTGACCAAATGATTAACACAGCTAGACAGGGAATGAAAGAAAGACAAGCAGAAGAAAAAGCAGGTATTAGAAAATCTCCTGAATGGCTAAAAGAAAAAACAGAAAGACATTTACAAAAGGTCCGCAATGTTAGTTCCTGAAAATAAAAAAGAATTAGCTTTAACAGAAAAGCAAGAAACATTTCTAACAGCTTTGTTTGGTGAAGCAAGAGGTAATCCTAAAGCAGCCGGAGACATAGCAGGTTATGCAGATTACTTACAACCACTAAGAGCATTAAAAGATGAAATTATTACAAGAGCAGAAGAACAGTTAGCTGCTTTTGCACCTAGAGCAAGTATGGGTATGATTAATGCTTTAGATGAAGACGGAAGTTTACCCGGTGCTAATATTAGAATGGAAGCAGCCAAACAAATATTAGATAGAGTTGGTTTATCCAAAAAAGAAAAATTAGATATTACTGCTAAAGTTCAACACGGAGTATTTATATTACCACCAAAAAACAATGACTGAAGAAATTAAAATAGACGCTAGTAAAACACAAATATCTACTACTAAAAATACTTATAAAAAGTATGGTGGTATATTAAATAAGTTAAATATAAAAGATAAAGTTTTAGATTATAGTTCTGGATTAGGTACAGGTACAAAAGAGTTATCTAAAAATGCAAAATCTTTTGAACCTTATGTAGATGAACAAAGAATTATAAAATCAAAAGGTAGATATCCAGATTATATAAATGTTAATACCTTAGCAAAAGGTGAAGGACTTAAATCACAAAAAGCTGTAGTTAATCATATGGTATTAAATGTTATAGATGATATACAAGAAAGAAAAAATGTTGTTAATAATATTGGAAATATGTTATCAGATGATGGCGTAGCTTTTATTACTGCTAGAGATTCTACAGAAGGTAAAACAAGAGTTCCTTACAAAGATGGATTTCTTATGAAAAAAGGTGGAACTAATACTTTTCAAAAACCTTTTAGTCAAACAGAATTAAATACATTTGTTAAACAAACATTAGGAAAAGAATATACTGTAGTAGATACTCCAAAAAAATTAGGTATAGGTGGTTCATCAGTAATGGTAACTAAGTCACCTTCTTTTTTGAAAACAATAGCTACAACATTAAAATTAACTCCAATATTATCAATGTTGACATTACCACTTAGTGCAACAGAAATGGGTAGTGGAGAAATGTTTACAGAAAAAGAATTAGCGGAGCAAAGAATTAGACAAAAGTTTCAGTAATGACTGAAAAAATTAAAATAGCTAGAAGAAAAAATGCTAGAGTAATTCCTTATGGTTATGAAGTATCAGAAGAAGACCCTGACTTTTTAATACAAAACGAAGAACATATGGAGTTAATTAAAAAAGCAAAAAAGTTTATAGACAATGATTGTTCATACAGAGAAACTGCAGAATGGTTATCACATCATACAGGTAGAAAGCTGACAGGTATGGGATTAAGAGAAGTGCTAAAAAGGGTCATACATAAAGGTTGGTAGAAGAACCAAAACCAAAAAAATCTGGTAGAAGAAGAGTAAAAAATTTAAATACTCCTTTAACTATAAAAGAAAAAAAAGCACGTAAGTCTGCTCAAGATTTATTACGTGAAAAAAAACAAGACCTAGAAAAAGCACAAGCTAATTATTGGTCTACAAAAAGCAAGTTAAAAAAATTAGATAAAGTATTAAAGGGTGAAGAACAACTTATTGAAAAAGATAAGATTGAAGAAACAACTCCTAATATTAGAGAAGCTATTAAAGATAGAGATATTATCTTTGAACCTAATGAAGGTCCTCAAACAGAATTTTTAGCAGCACCAGAACGAGAAGTATTTTATGGTGGAGCAAGAGGTGGCGGTAAATCATACGCTATGTTGGTTGACCCACTTCGTTATTGTCATAAACAAAAACACAGAGCATTATTAATTAGACGGACAATGCCTGAGTTGAGAGATTTAATTAATCACTCACAACAGTTATATTCAAAAGCTTATCCCGGTGCTAAATGGAGAGAACAAGAAAAAGAATGGAAGTTCCCTTCAGGTGCTAGAATAGAGTTTGGATATGCGGAAAATTTAACTGATGCTTTACGTTACCAAGGACAATCATATACTTGGATTGGAATAGACGA